TGACTGCTTTGCAGGGTCAAAAGATGCGTAACTTATTTGATCCCTATACAACACGTGATGCGTATCTAGAATTACTAGAAGAGAATCCTGATATTAAGAAAGCCTTGTTTGAAACAATGGCTGGTGGTGTCGATCAGAATGCTGTACGTCATGGTATTGATCCTAAAAGCGCTGTCTATAAAAACGTGGAAGCCCTAGCTAATGCAGCTAATACTATTACAGGTGTAAGAGTTCAGGATACATTTACTAAGTCTCAAATGTTTATGTCTGAGATAGATAAAGCTGTAAGGCTAAAGCATAATAAGACCTTTAGAGAGGTACTAGCTTCTGGTGATTCTCAGCTGCTTGATGATGAGGTGATGGGTGCTGCTCTTGATACAACTCTTAAATCTGTATACTCTAAAGACTACACTGCTAAGAACCAACCAGAGATTACTAGAAGCTTAGCTAAAGCTGTAGAAGTAGTATCTAACTCACCTGGCTTAGGCACTATTCTACCGTTTGGTAGATTCTTTAATAACGTAATAGGTACTGCCTATCAGTGGTCTCCTTTGGCTGCACCTGAATTATTAGTTAAGTTCATATCGAAGTCTGGTAAAAAGGCTTTGGGCAAAGATGTTTCTTCAACTCTGACTGAGCAAGAAGCTTTTGCACGTATGCTGGTTGGTACGACTGCTTTAGGTGCAGCTGCTGCATTTGATGAAGAGCGCCGTAAGAAAGGTCTAGCTTATAATTATATTGACGTAGGGGGCGGAACTATTATAGACGCTAAAAACACCTACCCTTTCTCTGCATTTCTTGCTGCAGGACGTATTGTTAATATGATGATACGTGATGAAGATGTCCCTAAAGAGCTGATACAAGAGATGGGTACACAACTAGCAGTAGGACAGCTTGCTCGTGACGCCCAGTTTGGTAATGATATAAATAATCTTTTAGATATTATTTTAAATCAAGACCCCAGTGCTCGTGCAGCAAATGCTAGAGGCTTAGCTAAGATAGCGGGTAACTTTACCGCAGGGTTTACTCGACCTCTAGATGCAGTCAATAAGATAGCAGGCTTCGCTATGGGTACAGATACAGCAAAGGATGTACGGCANGCTGATTCTGCAGCTGANACATTCTCTCTGTCAGCCTCTAAATACGTGGATAATATCTTTGAGATGTTTGATGATAAGATAGATGGTATCACAGGTGAGGAGCTTAGAGTTGCTACACGTGAGGGGGATGTCTACGATGCTAACCCCTTTGCACGTATCTTTGGTTTAACTATTCTGCCTGGTAGAACAGCTACAGAGAAAGCATACTCAATGGCTGAGATGTTCCCTTGGCAGGCTTCTGAAAGAACTAAGGTTGCGGGTTATGATAGGGCATTCAATACAATGATAGCGCCTGTACTAGAGAAAAAGGCACAACGACTCCTTAGGACGAAAGCGTTTAAGGAAGGTAATCTTACTCAGAAGAGAGAAAGCCTACGGCGCATGGTCTCTGATACAAAGGGTGAGTACAGGAAGTACATGAAGGCTGGGGGGACTGGCATAGAGAATGCTAAACTTGCACTTGCCATGACAGCTGAGAAAAAGGTATCAAAGGAAGTACGAAGAGAAGCCAAGAGACTACTAAAAGAAAGACGTGGTATAGAAGTCTCTGATCCTTTAGATATGAGCTACCAAGAACTAGCACTATACATAGAGTACATAGATTACCTAGATGGTATCTACGATGCAATGTCTAGGATGTAAATGAGAGAGGGGAGCCACTAAGCTCCCCTTTTCTTTATTGTGTACCGTGTTTCTTAACACAGTGTCTTGCCCATAGTACCGTAGCTATAAGATGCTCTAGTGCTTTGTTCCTTTCGTCACTCTGCCACAGATTACTCTTGATGTGGTTCTCCAATGCTTCAGCATGTTGGGCTAACTCATCATAGAACTTGATACGTGTACCTTCTACGTGTGCTTTCGCTTCTTGTTCTAACTTCACAGACCTTCCTTCATAAATACCTTGACCCACTCAGCACATATACCACTACGTACAATGTCCTCAATGCCAAACTCTACTACTGGTACATCTAGCATGTGCTTCTTTGAGAGATGAATGATCTTAGCTAGACCAGACGTACCCTTAAGATCAGACTGCTGGATGTCACCATTGAGTACAATAGTACTGCCTTCACCTACACGTGTCAACAGCATCTTGATCTCTGGTATCTCAATGTTCTGTGCTTCATCTACTATAATGAAAGCATCATCAAAGCTACGCCCACGCATCAACGCCAGAGTAGCCACTTCAATGTTACCATTCTTGAGACCTGTATCGACAGCACCACGCCCTAGATGTTTTACCAGTACGTCTAACACAGGCAACGCCCATGGTTGTGCTTTCTCTTCAAGCGTACCTGGCAGGAACCCAATGTCTTTACCTACAGCTACGTGAGGGCGTGTGATAACAATCTTGTCAATCTCTTTGAGTGTATACAAGTCTGCTGCACAGGTAGCTGTAACGTAAGTCTTACCAGTACCAGCTGGGCCAAGGATAAGCACCTGCTTGCTAGAGGCAATGGCATTGATTAGCTTACCCTGATTCTCAGTCTTGGGTAAGATGCCAGAGGTAGGCTTAGAAGAGGCTCCCTTGTAGGTTGTCTTCCTTCTCGTGCGTGTCGGCTTTGATAACGGTTCGATGTTGTTCATCCAGATTATCCAGTATTGTTATTGCTTGTTCTACTGATAGTTTAAACCACTCACCCTTAGCGTCAGTAGCCAAAGCTAATGCCCTAGTATGAGCTTCTCCCTCTGACTTTCGCCTGTCACTAGACGCAACGTAGTGTTCCAATACAAAGTCACGCATGGGGCTACTCGTTTGATAACCACTTAAACGTTCCTCTGCATCAATAGCCATACCTATCTTAACCCAACCAGGCCATGCCTTATTAGTTATAGCGTAAACATAACCTTCTTTGATATTACTTAGCTTGTAAGTACCTTCAAAGGCTGCATCATTAAACGTTTTATATCTTCCCGGTTTATGCAATGGATGGTTTTTATGTATATATTTACCATTAACATACATACGGTTTGGATTAGATGTCTTACAAGACTTAGCAGCCTGACGTTTTGTACAAGGTGTACAAACACGTATGTTATATTTCTGCCTAGAAGGATACCAGTTATCATCTGACAAGGTTACCTTACAAGTTCTACATTTACTCATTACATACTCCTACTTTAAAGGAAAGCCCAGCGCCGTAACGCTGAGCCTTTACTCTTAGTATTCCTGCTCTGTAGAGTGCTCTTCGTCAGCCAAGACCTCTTGCACAGTAGTGCTTACAATATCGTAAGTCTTAGTTCCTACATCAACTGTAGTCTCTAGTAAACCTACAGCCAAAAAGAAGTATAATACAAACTCAATCATCCTAGTTTATCCTTTAGTTCTGTGTAACCACCTATGTAGTCACCGTTGTTGTCCCATACTTGTGGTACGCTCTTCATACCTGCTTTCTTAACAAGTGTCAACAGCCACCTGCTACTTGGATCGTCAAGCGAGTAGGCCGTGAAGCCTACCCTCTTCTCTCGCATCAAATGTTTCGCCTTAGTGCAGAACTCACATTGTGATGTACCTAATATTACGTAACTCATACTAGATCCACTATCTCACAGCTGTCACCAGAGCAAGCCATAGTCTGCATGGACACTGTGTTATCTTCGTTCTCGTAGTCGTTAAGCTCTTCCCAGTTAATGCTGTCAGGCATCTTGGCAAGCATCTCTTCATACTCTTCCTTAGTGCAGTCCTGATAAGGTGCTTGCTGATAGGTATGATCTGAGTGTGGCAGGAATGATACACCTGACATCTCATCGAAGTGTTTGTACACGAATGCACCTACAGATAGCCACTCAGAGTCANGAACNGAGATAGTCACNCTNGGCTTATGTTCGCACCAGTGTCGCTGGTAAGTCAGCCACAACTCAAGCTGCTCTACTGCTGTCATGTCGTTACGTGTCACTGCCTGCTCAGGTGACTTCACTGGGAAGCTAAACACTACAGTAGAGTCAGGCTTCATAACGCAAGGCTCATTAGGAATGCCTTGGTCAATCATGAACTGTGTCAGAGGATCTTTGTTGTCACCACGGACAGTACGAATATAATAGGGGCTATGACGAGCATGAATTCCACTAGCAGAATCAACCAGTTGTGATACTGTACCCGAAGGTTTAACGCAGCTGATACTAGCACTAGCAGGGATGCCAAGCAACTCAGCCCACTCAGCGTTAGTAGCCACAGCGATGGATCGTAAATGCTCAAGTGTCTTATCCAATCCTTGATTCTTGTTTGTCATAAGAGGGTTGTCCATGATGCCTGTCATAGATACGCCAAGCAACCGTTCCTCTGCAGTGTTGTTCTGCCATACCTTACGCAGGTAGGGAAACTTAATCATGGTAGACTGAATCGTACCCAAGATCGTAGCCAGCTTTACCTTACGCTCAAGATCCTCAATGCTATCCGTTGCACGTACTACGCACTCCGTTAAGTTACAAAACTGATATGGCCGTAAGATTATTTCAGAACAAGGGTTTGTACCAAACTCATAGTTAGGATCACGCCTACCAAACTTAGCTGCTTGCTTCTTTGATGCTTCACGGTTGAAGATACCACGCTCACCAGACTTAGACTCAACCAGAGACAACCACTCACGCATGAATGTTTCCATGTCTGGCTTCTCAGTGTATGATACAGAGTTGTTAGCCAAGGCACGATGTCCAGCTGTTTCCCACCACTGTCCTGACTTAGCGTGACGCATACGGTCATCACTCAGGTTAGACAATGAGATCATAGCTGAGCGGCGTACACCACCTACGACAACGATCTGACCAATGAAGCACATCAGGTCATGACATTCCATAGAGCTAAGCTTGCGTCCTTGTGCCGCCTTGAAGGTAGACACAGCAAAGTTAAATAGTTCTACGAGAGGCGCTGGGCCTGACGCTCTACCGCCAAACGTTTTTAGTCTTGCACCGGCGGGACGTACACGAGAGACATCCCACTTAGGGATTTCACCAGCCCATAGGAGAGCAAGAACTTGACGGAACCCTTTAGCCCAACCTTCCTTACTGTCCTTAACGACAACGACAGACTCACTCTCGAAGAGCTCAGGCACCTCTGGGAGCTTGCTGATGAACTGGCGCTCAACGGAGAACCCGACACCAGTACCACAGAGGAGAATGTACATAGCCTCATCGAAGGACTTAGGGTCATCTACGGGTAGGTACGAACAGTTGTAGCCTGCAGTGTTGTCACGATCAAGCGCTGGGCCTGCTGTCATCATAGCTCTCATAGATGGCATGATCTCTTGACCCAAGATAGCCTGCTCAATGTCATCAATGTAAGAGTTATCACCTGTCACACGGCGCACTACGTTATCCATGTAGCGGCTTACTGTCTTGCTCCATGACTCACGGCCTTCACCGTCAAAGTATTTAGCGTAACGTGACTTGTGAATGAATGATTGGTAGTCTGTTGGTAATTGATTGCTCATCTGTTATCACCTGATCCTTTAATAACGCCACGTCTTGCACGGCTGTTTAGTTTATCCATGTTGGCTTGTAGTACCTCTGTAAGGTCACTGTTAAAGTAGTTGGCTAGGGCTGTAGCATAGAACACAACGTCACCTAACTCTTTTACAATCTCATCTGGTGAGACCTTGTTAGAGTCACGCAGCATCTTCTTGATCTTCTCTGCTACCTCACCTGCTTCGCCTACTAAGCCTAGTGTGTTCTCAACTAAGCGTGTCTCGCCTTCTGTGACGATCTTACCTTCTACCCAGTACGAATAATCCTGTGGACTAACATCCATCATATCCGCAAAGGCATCAATATCTTCCTGTGTAATCATGCTCTCTCCTTAACATATAAGTTCTCTATCTCCACATCATCTACATCATAGATAATATCTGTTATCAAGTCGTAGATGTCTTGCTCATGGTTATCCTCGTATGATGATAGTATGTTNTTATTATTNTCTACATTAANAACAAAGGTAACACTGAACCTCTTCATGCGTTGCCCTCTGTCTTAGTCCAACGTCCTAGTGTGTAGACGTTGCCCTCTACTTCAACAGCATTGTCTGCTTCAAGCTCTTCCTCTGCCTCTGCAAACTCATCAGGGAACATGGCTTGCATTATTTCAGATCTCAAGTCAGCGAAGTCTTCCCACGCATCAGGGTAAAGCTCTAAGAACTTCTGTGCTGCAGACATAGTGAGTGCCTCATCAAGTGCAGCCCTCATGCCATCCTCAGAACCAGCAGAACCAAACACCATACCTGTTTTGATATTACCGTTCCATTCGCCATCCTCAATGACAGGGGATAGTACTATAGCTACATCACCAGGTTTAATCTCATAAGCCATTACTCTCTCCTCTTTACTTTGACACGTTGCTCTTTCATACGCTTACCCTTTTCTTTCAGCCACTCCTCAGGTATCACACGATTCGCCCATTGGAAACCCTTCTGATCACACCAATCGCAGTACCTACTCTTGGCTCCCTTGTAAAGCCTTGAATTAGCATTACTAAATACAAAACGAATATCTAGTGTAGGATGCTGTCGCTGTATCTCTATGTGTTTACGCCTATCTGCAGCCAAAAACAAGCCCTTCATCTCAATTATAATACCATTATCTAACTCAAAGTCAGGCGTGTAGGTACGGTACTTTAGATCTTCCCATTCGATCTTTAGCTTTTCGTATGCTACGATCTTCTGTCTGTCCTTGAGGTACGCAGCAGCCTCTACTTCAAGACCACTGCGTTGCACTTGACCCTTAAGACGAATGTGTGAGTTATATCTTCTAGCCATCAACCTTGGGTTCTTCTGCTGCCTGTACAATCATACCAGCTAAGCTCTCACGCCGTGCTGACAGTACTTGATGCGTATAAGCTAGACGATCCATCTCAGAAGATGCTAACTGTATCTCGTTATACATCTTTATCTGATCCTCATTAAAGTCATCAGTGTAGTAGTCTGTGTCGTTGATACTTATTTTAGCCATTCAGGTATTCCTCTGCTATGAATGTGTAGTCTACTTCTTGTGGGTTCTTTGACTTACTAGGGATGCTTGGTCGTGGCTGCAAGTTAGTGTGACACTTATGCTTGAAGCTACAGAACTTACACCCTGATGGTAACACCCAGTTGCCTGTCTTCTTACGGTAGAATGTCTCTTCAACTGGCTCATAGCAACGTTCAAACGGTTCATCGTTATCAATGTAGTCCACGAGAGCTTGGATGTCAGATAGTACTGCTTCCTTGTCCACTCCCTCAGAGGCGTC